TTCGCCGATGGCAGCTCGAGTCCGCAAAAAAGGGCAACGTCGTAATGCTAATATGGCTTGGAAAACAAATGCTTGGCCAGACCGACCGGGGGGAGACCCTGAATACAGTGCAAGTTAAACCCTTGGAGCCTAAAGAAGTTTTAACGATATTAAGAGAGGACCCGTTTTTAAATGGAAATGACCCACGTGTTGGAGAGATTACAGACGCAGAGCTTGCAGATAGAAAGACTGGAGAAGATCTGCCTGAGGCTGGAAGCGGAACGTGACGCCCATATGCAAGTCATTAGAGAGCTCTTTCAAAGTTTAATACCGGAGGATTCGCATGGATGCGATACTAAAGTTCAAACTACCGCAGAATCGTGAAGAATTTGAGCTCGCCCTGCAAGGCTGGCAGTTCAGGGGAGTCTGCGACGACATGGACAGGTTATTGCGGAACAAGCTCAAGCATGGAGATATCTCTAAAGAGCTTCACGATGAACTGTCAGAAATCCGAGAATACTTACACGCCTGCCTCTCCTCCTACGGTGTTCATTTATAAATGCATCCAGAGATTGAACGTATCGCAGCAGGCATCAAGGCCCTACATCAGAGATGGACTCCTCACCCTGCACAGATTGCCATCGGGCGCCCACTCTTACGAGGAGACACCAAGGACGTTTTCGCTCAGTGTGGCCGTAACTTCGGGAAGACGGAACTAGTTAGCTATCTGCTGTGGCGCTTTGCTTGGACCTATTCAGGTTCTGAGAACTACTACTTTGCCCCATACATGACCCAAGCTCGGGAAATCTTGTGGGCATCTCGCAGAGTTCAGACCTTCGGACCAGAAGAGTGGATCGAGGGCAACCCAAATAACACAGAGATGCGCATTACGTTTAAGAACGGTAGCTTCATCAAGCTTGCCGGTTCGGACAATGTAGACTCTTACCGCGGTGTTAAGCCTAAAGGTTTGACGGTGCTCGATGAGTTCAAGGACTTTAGACCTGAGTTCTTAGAAGCCTATGATCCTAACCGAGCGGCCTTTGATTCTCCTATGATGATCATCGGCACACCGCCAGAGTTCGAGAATCAGTTCACAAACTTGGCCAAGATCTATGAGTCAGATCCTAACAAGCGGTTCTTTCAAATGCCTACCTCAGTCAATCCTCACATCAGTAGAGAGTGGCTTGAGAAGAAGAAGGCTGAACTCTATGCGCTGGGAGAAGGCGATAAGTGGGAGCGAGAATATGAAGCTAAGTTTGTCACAGGCGGCGCTAGTGCAATCTTCCCGATGCTTTCTCGTAAATCTATGATCCCACACGACCAGATCATCGGACGCCTTTGGAAAGATAGAAAGAAGCTTGAATGGATTCTATGGTCAGACCCAGCGGGAGCTTCCTGCTTTGCTGTTCTATTTGTAGCGATCAATCCGTACACTAAAGAGATATTCTGTTTGGATGAGATCTATGAAACGACTCAAGCCGAGATGACGGTCTCTAAGATCTGGAGGCGGATTAAAGATATTCGAGACGATTTAAACGACGAATGCGAGTGGCGGCAAGGTTACGACGAGGCATCCACTTGGTTCGCTAATGAAGTGTTCGATATCTTCAATGAAGGATTAGAACCCACTCAGAAGATGCGTTCTGATAAGTTAACGGGTTTAAGCATCATTAAAGACGCACTGCTTCAAGGAAAGTTAATCTTGAGTAGTCGCTGCGAGAAGCTTTACTGGGAGCTTGAGCGCTACAGGAAAGACGCTAGCGGCAAGATTCCAAAGAAAGATGATCACCTCATTGATTGCCTAAGATATGTCATGGACGCCGCCAACTACTCTGTGAAACAAGAGAGAGAGATTATTAAGGAAGCAGACGAAATGAAGCGTGGAACGCGCATAGAAGATGACTTTCCTGACTTGTTTAATTCTGACTTTGACCTAGAATGAGGATCACATGACCTTTAATGTACTACTTGCAGCAGTTGGTTTTATCGCAGTCATGAGCCTGATGGCCTTTGCTATGGCGGTGATTGCTTGGATTGAAGTGAAGGCCATGCAGAAGTCAACGCACTCGATTCAGTACATCCCAGCAGGCACTGACTTTGAGAAAGTCACAAAAGATTTGGAAGAAAAACTAAATAAGGACATATTTGAGGCCGTATGAATTCAAGCTACTTCTTTGATTCTGACGTTGATGGTTTAGACCAGTCCTATTCGCATCCTAAGTATCCACTCTACTCGATGGACTTAGATGACAAGCGAAACGAAAAAGACATCCTTCAATGGCTGCAATCGGAGCTTGGCTATCTTGAACAGGAAAACGAGCCACGTATCCGAGTCATGCGTAGGAACTTAGCTCTTTATAAAGGTATCCAATATCAAGAGCTTGAAAGCCGAATTGATGCTCGTGATCGTGGCAACGACAGAGCACAGGTCATTCGTAAGATTGTCTGCAATCACCTCTACGATCTGACCAAGAATCGAGCTTCACGGCTTATTAAGTTTAAACCAGCTGTTGCTATTCTGCCCACCAACGATGAGCTAGGCGATAAAGTAGCAGCCAAGGTCACTAAACAGCTTTTAGATCATATCTGGTACACGCAAGACTTCGAAGGAAAGATCCAGACTCAGCTTGTGACAAATGCTATTGTCATGGGTGAAGCCTATCTTTTTGTTGATTGGAATAAAGACAAAGGCGATCTATCGCCAGCTTATGTTCAGGCTAAGAAGAACGCTGGAAAGTCAAAGATCCCACTTCTAGATGAGAATGGTCAGATCACGAAAGACGGGCTTGGAAACGATATCTATATCGAGCGGCCGGTTCGAGTTGGTGATGTTGAGTATAAAGTTATTCTAGCAACCGAAGTTCTACTTCAAAAGAAAAGTAAGTTTGTAGATGTAGACTACTGCTTCATGAGAGAAGTGGTTAATGCTCAAGAACTCAGAGCCAAATACCCTGAGATGGCATCTAAGATTAAGGATCTGGATGCTCAGGTCTACGACTACGAGAAAATGGAGCTTCGTCCTGCTCGTGGTGAACAAGTAGTTTACACGTTCTGGCATCGCAGAAGCGAGATGATGGATAAGGGCAGAAAGATTGTCTTTATCCGTGACGCTATCTTGGAGAATGAAGAGCTACCCTTTAGCCACGATAATCTCCCATTCATCAGGTTCACAGACATTGATTATCCTGGTGAGCAGTATGGTGTCTCGTTTTATGAGAACATCAAGCCACTGACCTCGACCTATAATAATCTGACCAATATGTTGCTCAGAAACATCCTCATGGCTTCTCATCCTAAGTGGATGGTGCCAGCGGGTAGTGTTTCTCTGGATCGCTTAGGTAACGACCTAACAATCGTGCAGTATAAAGGGCCTCAACCGCCAGTATTAGCTACGGCTCCTACAGTTCCAGGTGATGTGTTTTCCTTTAGACAAAAGCTTTTAGAAGAGATTCAGCAGATTAGCGGAGTCTTCGGAGTATCTCGTGGTGAGCCACCTCCGGGGATCAAAGCCGGTGTTGCACTGCAATTCCTAGCTGAGCAAGAATCAGAGCGCTACAATGAGCTTGTTCTTAAGTATAACGATATGATCTTGGGCATTGCTCAAATGACTTTAGCCGTGGCTGGAGATTATTACGACGAATCTGATGAGCGCATGATCCGGGTTATCGGCAAAGATAATCAGTGGATGACTAAGTTCTTTGATGTCGCTTATCTTGAGAAGGACTATGACATCCGGATTCAGAACAGCTCAGCTCTTCCTCGATCCGTAGCAGCTAGAACTCAGACTCTACTTGATCTCAATGAGCGCTTCCCAGATCAGTTCACTGGTGAGCAGGTCATTGATTTATTGGATCTCGCTCAAAGCGATAAGTTTGTGGATGGCGCTACAGTGGCTGTCAGAGCGGCTCAAGCAGAGAATGAAGAGCTTCTCAAGGTTGGAGAGGATGCTGTATCAGAAGAGGTTCTGGCTCCTAAAGAGTATGAGAATCACATCCTTCACTGGCGAGAGCATACAAGGTCGGTGCAGGAATATAGCTTTAAGTTCCAGACTCCAAAGGAAGCTCAGGATCGCTTGATCAATCATATCCTAGCTACTGAAATGCTGATGTTAGAGCACGCGGCACAGAATCCGCTATTTCAGCAGGAGATTGATAAGCTAGCATTGTTTCCGATGTTCTATCGATCAGTCGCACCAGCTCCGTCCATGGAGCCAGTGCAACCGATGGCGATGACCGAAGGTACAGGAGTACCGGCAGGTTCGCCCATTGTCGAGCCACCAGGACTGCCTGTCAATCCAGCAGTAGGCGGTGAGCCACAAGAATTGATTCAACAAGCTATGCCGTCAGTTGAGGAACAGCTAGGCGGCGCAGGACCTGTGACCCCAACAGGAGGAGTATAAACACACGGAGGATCTAAATGAGCGAGATCGCAACGGGAAGTGCGACAGGTACACCAGCGCAAACAGGAAGCGCACCAGTAGAAGTGATGAGCGGCGGGGCTGTAGAGGCTCCAGTCGGATTTGATCAATTAGAATCCATTACTTC